TATATATGACAAAAAAAAAAAATTCATATAAAAATTTATTATATAAAGATATATATGGAGAAAATACAAATGTTATTGAATTAAAATTGAAGGATTTCACATATAAAAATAAAAAACTATATATTAAAAAAAATATTTTTCCTAATAATAAAGGATTTATTATTTTTTATGCACCATGGTGTAAACATTGTATAAAAATATCAGAATTAATAATCAATTTAGCATTAAATAATATAAATTTATTTAATTTTGGAGCAGTAAATTATGAAGATTTAGAAGAAAAAAATGATATTTTATGTAATCATGCTGATATAAAACAATTTCCAACAATAAAAATTATTAAAGAAGATAGAGAAATAGTTGATTATAAATATGAATATAATATTGATAATCTTATATACTATATAAATACTAATATATAAAATTTATCTTTTAGCTAATATAGTTAAGCCATTATTATTGGTAAATTTTTCTTTTAAATACCAATCTCTATTATTTACTAAAAATTCAATAATTGCTGGTCCTAAACCCTTATTAATTTCTTCAACTGGAATATTTGTTTCTATACTTTGTTTATTAGCATCCCATTTATTTCTAATTGTTTCTCCATATATTTCATCACATTCTGTATCATGCATAATAATATATTTGTTTGTTATTTTTGAAAATATATCTAATTCTCTTTTTAATTGACCATATATATGCCACGTGTCTATAAATGTAATATCATAATTTTCTTTTAAATCTAATAATAAATTATTTTTCCATTCATATTTTATAGTTACATTATTAGTAATCTTACTATTTGCATATAATAATTCTGATATATTGCAGGTATTAGTATCATTTAAAAATATTCTTTTAGGAATATTATTATTATTATGTAATAATCCATATAAAAATGCCCAAGATGAAATACATCCTCTTACACCAGTTTCAAATACACTATTACACTCTTTAGCATATTTATATAATGTTGGTAAATGTTCAAATATATCAATTGATGTATTTCCAATATTTCTTGATAAGTTATTAAATTTATTTTGTATAATTTCCATTTATTATTATTATTTAATAAATAAATAATATATATTTATCGCAATTCTAAGATAATTTTTTCTTATTTTCTGAAAACCATCTTTTAAATTCAAGAGGTGTTTTAATTTTTTTAAATTCTTTTGTATTAACTAATTTTTTATAGTTTTTTCTTTTTTCTAAATCTGGATATAATATACAAAAGCATACAAAAAAATTATATATTTGATCAAATTTATAATATGACATTTTTTCATAATCAAAATTAGAATAAACAATTTTTATAAAATAAATTGCATTGCTATTATTTATAAGTTTATTTTCTTCGATTCCTTTTTTAAAAGGATAGTTTTTCTTATATAATAATTCATTTATTATATTATGAGTATTGTAGACCCATTTTTTTATATAATTTCTATTTATTTTTTCTTCTTCTAATGGATTAATATACATAACTATTTCTTCATAATGTGTACTGCAAATAAGACATGGAATAATAAAAACAAATGTAGTATAAAATATATAATAATCATGTTTTTTATTTTCACTAATTTTTTTATTGTTATTTATACTGAATGAATGAAGTATATTCCATGCTATTGGTCCCCATTTATCTTTGCCAATAAAGATCTGCATAATAATAATATAGATAATTTATAAAATAAAAAATATATTATTATATTAAATGAGTAATATAGAACTATATAAAAAAAATTTTTTATTTTTATTAAATAAATGTATATTATTATTTAAATATATTAATATTGATAAACAACAAGAAATATTGAATGAAATTAAATTATATATTGTAAAACTTGAAAAAATATCCTATACTGCAACTGATAAAACAAAAATGTTTGAAATATTAATTAATTATTTTAATGATTTAATAAATAAAAAAATATATTTCTTAATAGAACACCCAAATAAAAATAGTATTATTTCAGAAATAGATAAAAAAACTGATTTATTAGTTAATAATTCAGAAGGATTAGATAGAAATATTTATAGTATTATACCATCCTCTATTATTCCTAATTCAAATGAAAAAATTATGGAAAATAATGAAATAAAATTATTTAAAGAAGAATATCTATATCATTTACAAAAAACTAAAGAAGATAATGCTGAATTTGAAAATAAAATAAATACAAAATTAAAAGATATATGCAAAGATTTTAAAATTTCTTTAGAAGAATGTTTAAATTATAATTCTAGTCTTATTGAAGATAAAATTAATCAAAAAACAAATATTATATTAGAAGAATTTTATAAAAATAATAAATTATATGATAAATTAAATAATCATTTGCGAGTTGAAATAAATGAAATATATGATTTTGTAAATACCCTTATAAAAGAAAATAATTTAGATGAAAGGATAAATGAATTGGAATTAAAGAATAAAAATGATTTAGAAATAAAAATAAATAAATTAGTTACTATTTTTAATGATAAAATAGAAGAAATTTTCTATAAAACACATAATATTATTAATCAATTTGAAAAAAATAGTTTTAAATTACAGTTTAATAAAGAAACAAATGACATAAAATTATTTTATATAGATGAATTAATAACATCCACCAATATTAATATTAAAGGTTTAATTGGTCCAAAAGGCCCTGAAGGGAAAAAAGGTGATTCGCCAATATTTAGAAATGTTATGATAACTCCAGATAATCGTTTAAGATTTATTATACAAGATACAAATAATATTTATGAAATATTATCAGATAATTTTATTCCAGAAGGACCTCCTGGAAAAGAAGGACCTAAAGGAGAAAAAGGTGATGTTGGAAAATCATATACAGATTTAAAATTAAATCAAGAAAATATAATGAGAATTGATAAAGATGAAGAAAATAGTTTAATATTATTAAAATCATTATGTATTGGAGATAAAAGCCATTGTTTAAAAGATAATTCTATATCTATTGGAGGAGGAATATGTTATAAAGATAATTCTATGTCATTTGGAAATAATTCTAAAACATTAGATTCAAATAGTATTTCTTTGTTTGGAACTTGTATAGGTAAAAATTCTTTTTCGTATAGAGCAGAAAATGTTGATGAAAATAGAATGGATATTGGAAAAAAAGAAAAAAATAATTATAATATTGAAGGAATAAAATTGATTTCTAAAGAAATTTATATTGAATGTGATAAACTAAATATAAAAACAAATATATATGAAAATAATAAATTAAAAGAATTAGAGGAAAAAATAAATTATTTAGAAAAAAAATTAATTAATTTATAATTTTGTAAATATTTTTTTCTATATTAAGTATATAATACAAAATGGCTTTCTTACTTGATCGTAAAGTTGGAGATTTAAAAACATGGGAACTTTATGTTGGTTTCATCCTTTTACAATTACTCATTGGCATTGTCGTTACATTAGTTATTGGCATCTTTGATCTTGCCGGTATCCGTGGTGCTCTTTCCCAAGTTGTTCGTCAATTCGGCGTTGTTATGAACGCTCAACCCCCTCAAAAATACTTAGGCCCCATTGGCGGTGAAATTAAAGAGGGTCACTGGGTTCGTTAAGTAAGGGAACCTAGGTTCCCCCTTACCCCCTCCTTTTATTTTATGAATATTTGTATCATATAATTTTATTTTTATGAATGGTTTATTTCATCTAATTTTTATTTATTAAATAGAAATTAGAAAAAAGATATTTAGTTAAGATAGAACGATTCTTATAATTTTTATTTATTTAATAAAAATTATTGATATTTTTAACAAGATTTAAGGGGGGCTAAAATTTAATAATTGATGGAATAGGAGGGTTTATAAGGGAACCTAGGTTCCCTTATGCGCAACCACCAATTTCGAATGGTTTGCGACCAAGATCAGGCTCAATAGTACTTTGAATCCATGGGGATACTCTGACTTGTGGGCATGGTGGTTCAGATCGTAATTGTAAGTTTGCGTTACGAAGAGTTTGACCAACAGTGTTAATACCAATATGGTAACCAGATTGTAAGAAGTTTCTGTCTTTTAATGATCCTTCACCAGATGGGTTAACTTGAGCCCATAAACTAGAATTATCTTTAGGTAATAATTCATCTGCAGTTAATTGATCTTTAGGAAATTGTTGTAAGCCATTCATTTCTGCTAAATTAGGTGGGACTTGGGATTGGAAATCTTCGTATTTAGGTTCAGCTTCGTGGTGCATAGCATGGTTAGTAAATTTTTCAGTATGAGAATTGTTCTCCCGTCTATGATGAGAAAAATGTTCTTTCATGGGTTTATTATCATTACCGTCGTCACTTTGTTCATCATTATCAGCATAATTTTCTAAATTGTATCCTTTATTCATCGAATTTTGTGTATATAAATAATAAATGATATACGCGATTGCAACAACAACAATTATTATTAAAATTGTTTTTAAAATATTATTTGAGTCTGATGTATTTGCCATTATTATATTTATTACAAATAAAAAAAAATTACCATAATAACAAATATTAATAAAATAAATAATTTATTTATGTAAAAATTAATTTTTTCCCAATTTTTCTAACATAGTTAGATTTTTTATTTATTTTCTTAGAATCTGTTGTCTTTTTAGAATTTACTTTTTTAATTTCTATATGTTTTATATTTTCATCTATTTCTATATTTGTTTCTTCTATTTTATTCTCTTTTAATTCCTCCATTTTATTGTTTCCTAATTCTTCATTTATCTCTTCTGGTTCTTCATTTTTCTCTTTTAGTTCTTCATTTTTCTCAACTGATTCTTGAATTTTCTCAACTGATTCTTGAATTTTCTCAACTGATTCTTGAATTTTCTCTTTTGTATCTTCTGTATCATCTGTCTCTTTTATATCTTCTGGCTCTTTTATATCTTCTGGCTCTTGATTTTTTTCTTCTATATCTTTTTTTTCTTCATAAATAATAACATCTGTTGTATTATTATTTAATACTAATTTTTCATATCCATCTGGAATATTTAGATCACCAACATCTTCGGTCAATAAATTATCAATATATTCTTCTTTTTGATAATCATCAAAATCAAGTTGTGTAACAAAATCAATTAACTCAACTTCTTCTACAATAGATTCTGCCGAAACTTTTAGTCCTTTAAATTGTAAGTTGCATAAAATATAATCTCCTTTATTTAATTTTGATACTTTTTCTTCTAAATCTGTATTATTATTTGGTAAACAAATTTTAATAAATTCACTATTTTTTTGTTGGTCAATTGGTCTTTTTACTTTCATATCTAAACCAATATCATCAAACTCTGTTTTAAACCATGTAAGTGATTTTTCCTTAATATTTTCTTGAGAAACTTCATGTATTTTATTAATAGTATATATAAAGTCATCTATTTCATTATTAAAATCAATTTCATGCGTTGTCTCTAAAATTAAATATTTCTTAGAAATACTTTTTTTTTTATTATACGTTACGTATATTGGTTTTAATACCTTTAAAAACGGTGTTTGAAATTGAAAATATTTATTTTCTTCATTTTTTGCATGAATGAATCTTTCGGACATTGAAAATTTAAATTTTAAATTTAGTAAAGTATTATTGTCTAATGATTGATTATTAAATATTTCCTCCATTATAATTAATAATTTTATATTATAAAAAATATTCTTTTTAAAAACGCAATGTATTACCATTACATAACAATTATCTTATTTACATAAACAATTAGTCCCACTTTGTTTTTTGCTTTACTTTCATCTCTATAATCCCACAAACCATTTATTTCTAATTGAACCTTTATTTTTGACATTTTTGGTAATTCAATAACAGATTTTAGATAATTATTATCTTTATCCATAAATTCTATTTCAGTTTGAAAAATATTCTTAAAGTTTTTAATTCTATATTCAATAATCGGCTCTTTTTTTTCTCTTGATTTAATAATTGATTTCCACTCATTATCATCTATTTCCAATTTTTTTTTAATTAATTTTTCAATGTGTTGAAGCACTTTTTCAAAATGAAGCTGTTCCATATAATTATCAGATTCTTTATTAAATTCTGTCTTTAAAACATATTTATTATAATCGTTATCAATGCCAAATGGTGCTAACATTACTGGGCTCCAGAATTTTAAAACTTGATTATCATGCGTGACTTTATAGATATTATCTGTTGTTTTTTTAAAATCTAATTTATTGATATCTAGTTTCATCTATATATTATATATTATTTTATCCTTAAACTAATTATATATAGCGTAAAAAAATATATAATTTTTTATACTTGTTCATAAATGACCTTAACAACTGGTTTTATTAATGAAATTTTAGATGTTTTTATAACTGAAATTTCAAAAGAAGAAACTAAAAAGAAAATTAGTACTTATTTAATTGAACCAAGCATGTCTTATGTTTTTGATAGGTTATATCCATATATTATGATAACATCTATCATTTTCATA